GAATCGAGAAGGAACATATCAGAACCATCTGTTAATGTTAATTCATTCTCACAAAACCTTATCCATCCTTCTACTGCCTGATCATCATAGTAGTATCTTGGATTGCGTATAAGTCTATCGATTCGGTTCATTTCCATAGATATAGTTTCACATACTGGAAAATCACCTCGTAATACGGCTTCACGAAATTCTCCGTAGTACTTAGGTGTAGCCGTATTAGATAGCATGTTATCTCATCTCCTTAATTAATATGTTTGCTCTGACCATTTGGATGGTGTTTACCGAAATTACTAACCGCTTCATTTTCTTTCGATGAATTATATATAACATCAAGAATTTTAGATACAACTTTGTTATTTTCCTCTATTTTACTTAACTTTGTATTTGAATATTTTTTTGCAGCTTTTTTAGCGGCTTGATCTAAATTCCAATAGTATTGATTTGCATCCATTTCTTTACCGTTTTTATCATACATAAAAGAAATCGCACCATGTGCGTTCGTTAATGGCTCATTAATTCCACCAGTTGAATCACCGTTAATTACATATCTAACAGAATCATTAGTTTCTTTATTTATCTTACCTAATTCTTTACGAGCATCTAAATCTGATTTAAGTTGTGAAGCAGATACTTTACCACTTTTAATAGCATTAGAAAGTTCTTCTTTTGTATAATAGTATACTCCATTTATTTTCTTAATATACTTATGATCTTTCCAAGTAGTACCTTTAGCACTATGTGTTAAAGTATTTTTTGTTTCTAAGTATGACGGTGCTATTACGTATTTCATTTGAGTTCACCTCCTGGTTATGGATTATTTCTTTTTCTTACCATCGCCTTGACTTTGTCCGCCTCCGGATTTCGAATGCTGTCCAAAGGAATTGGTTTCATATACTAAACCACTTATCGTTTTTACAATATCCAAACCAATATTAGCCCAGCTATTAACTTTAGCAACTTTCTTCATGGAATTATCTATTGCATTCCATCCTGCATCAAGTTCAGACTGAGTATATGAATTTAATTTTGCTTCGAAGTCAAGTCTGTCAAGAATCTCTCTTCTTTCCTCTCTCGATAATTCTCCTTTAAGCAGTGATACCTCTGATGGAGAACCCTTTTTAATAATATCTTCTTTATTAGCCAATGCTTTACGTTTAGCTTCTTCTTGAGCTCTGGAACTTTTCTTTTTACCAGACTTAGTAGTTCCCCATCCATATCGTCCGCTTCCTCTTCCAGGAGGATTATCGTCGTGTCCTTTGCCGTAGTGTATTATGTCTGCTTTTGACGGTGCTATTACGTATTGCATTTGAATTCGCCTCCTAATACTTTAAGTTTTACTTACTCTGTTTTTACCAGTTTTTCCAGTAGAGCTTTTATTACTTTTCCTATAAACGCTGTATACAGTTTCCATATCCAATCCCTTTTTGGTTGAAGATGAACTTGATATTTTTGTTACTGCTTCTTCTACAGCTTCAGTGCCACTTGAAACAGTTTCCGATGAAGCGGAAGAAAGTTTTGTACTACCGGATGATTGGCTAAGTAATTCATTTACTCTATTCTGTATCTCTTGGTAATGTTCACCTAACGCTTCTTTTCTTTCATCTCCATTACCAAAGTTACCTTGTATAACCTCGTTAGCTAAAGCTGTTATTTCATCAGAAGATAATGTAAAACTTGATTCATTTTCAACTTCTTCAGAAGAATCATTATCAAGATGTCTACCTCCTTCATAGCTATCAGGATAATAATAGGTACCATCGATTCGTTTTATATATTTATGATCTTTCCAAGTAGTACCTTTAGCACTATGAGCTAACATCTGAAGCCCAATACCGTTATAATTTCTGAAATCTGGTCTCATTTTGAAATTTCCTCTTATCAATCAAAAGCATCGTCTTTGTTTGCTTTATATGCAACATAAGCATCCATTAATGCTGCTACATTGTCGATCTTATCTTCTCTACGTTTCTTATATAGTTTACGATTTCCATTCGTGTCCTCTAATACTATGCAATTTCCCATACTGAAAGACATAAGAGATTCATCAAATAACAATAGACGATCTTCTGACATATTTTTTATTTCTCCAAGAGGAACTGATTCAGTTTTAACCCCTTGTGGAACCTTCTCAACCCCATATGGTCCATATTCTTGACACCATCGTTCTACGAATTCTTTAGCATTGTATGGGTCATATCCAAAACAACGAACGTCGTATTCCGAATCTTCAATAAACTGATTCAAATCATCATACACATCCAGCATATCTAATACTGAACCTGGCATGATAATTAATGTACCCTCTTGTATAAATTCTTCATATTTATGACGCATAGCTGGTGGAAGTTTATCGAGTGTTCTTTGGGTTATGTAAGAACGAACTTTAACACCATATCTACCATTTGACAATGGAAATAAGAATGTAAATGCACAGAAGTCATCTCCTTGTGAAAGGTCAGCACCAAGAGCACATGGTTGTTTCCAGAATACCCTTCTTCTATGAGGTAAGGTTTCTTCATATGGAAAGTAGTAAGTATACCCTTCCATTGGAATTCCAAATCGTTTAGCAAGTATATCATTTCTTGCTGCTGGAGCTTTTTCAGCTCTTTCAACATCTCGTTGGTATGTTTCATAGCTTACAGTTTTCCCAAGATTAGGATTTGCTTTTATCCACATTTCTGGGTCTGAAACTTCTTTTACATCATCGAGTTTATACCACCAGATAGAAACATTATCGGCTTCGTATTCTCCTTTGAGAATATCCATAAGCTCCATTTTAATAGAGTCGCCCGCACCGTTTCGAACAGTACCTTCTGAACTCATAGCTATGATTAAATAATCATCAACTTTAGAAGCACCCTGTTCTAATGCACCAATAACATCTTCTCTAATATCTCCAGATAGCCATTCATCTACTGTTGAATATTTATTTTGCAATCCTTGAAGTTTATCGATGCTCATTGGCCTAACTTCAAGTAACGAATTGGTTAGGAAATTTTCAATTCCTTTTTTCGTAGATGCTAATCTGGTACGATTTACTCGAGAACCTGTTGTATTTTGAAGGGAACCCTCTGTCAAGAATTGAAAGAATGGACCACGTGCACGGGTGATTGCAGTCTTCAATGGACTAAGCATTTCTTCTGCTTGTTTCATTGTTGGGGCAGTCGTAACCTGATGTGTCGTCGATTGATCGATCGTTAACCCATATCCTTGATGAGTAGACCCATATACGGTTTTCGCGGAGCCTCTTGCTGTTATGATATATTGCTTATTAATTAGCCGTTTCTTTACAACTTTTCTTACATAGTGTCCTCTACCGTTTGAAGTTCTTTTATATACACTTCTTTCTACGAAATAATACCATCCATAGATTTGTTCTCCCCATAGTTTGAATGAATCGAGAAGGAACATATCAGAACCATCTGTTAATGTTAATTCATTCTCACAAAACCTTATCCATCCTTCTACTGCCTGATCATCATAGTAGTATCTTGGATTGCGTATAAGTCTATCGATTCGGT